AAACTTTTATTAGAAACGGAGTGAGCGTGTATTTCCAAACACTTGATGACAAGAGCGAGTGTGTTGGCGTTTATGCCAACGGCAAACTACATTTTGACGAAATCCCCTCAGGGCTTACCAGAACGTGGCGTTATACGGGATCGATAACCGATTCGAATATAGAGTATGCATGGCTGTATACACAGGGTAAAACTTTAGAAGAAGTGTGCCCCGAGGAGCTACAGGAAGAGCTAGCGGCCGCCCAGAAAAAATTTAGAGCTTACATGAAGGCATTTAAAATTGGCAAAATTGACATGCGCCATCATTGCTTTTTTGATTTGGTGCCCGAAAATTTTCTGATGGGATTTTGCGAGATTAAGAATAAGATTACGCAGCACGTATTTGAAACTTATGAAAAGCCGCTTAATTATAATTTTCTGGAAGATGTTCACCAGCTACTCCACAAGATAAAGTACCAGAACCTTAACCTCAACAAGGAGGGGTGCCGAGAATTATACTATTCCTCTAGGGGCCGCAGCAAAGCCAACGAGCTTATGAGAAATTATTACTACGTAGATTATAACCTATTCGGCACAGTCACTGGTCGCCTCACAACCTATCCAGTTTCGTTTCCCATGCTCACGCTTAAGAAAGAATTTCGCAGGCTTGTAAAGCCACACAATGATTGGTTTATTTCGCTGGATTATAATGCTGCAGAGATTAGAACTCTCATCGATTTGTTGGGAGAGGAGCAGCCCGAGGGGGACGTTCATGAGTGGAACGTTAAGCATATTTTTAATGGCGAACACGACCGAGATACGGCAAAGACTCTTTTCTTTGCATGGCTATATAACCCAGAATCAGATGCTATCCACACTGATCACTACAACAAGAAACAATTGTTGGATGAGTGGTATCAGAATGAGCACGTTAGCACCCCTTACGGGCGTAAGATAAAGGTAGACGAAAGAAGAGCTTTGAACTATCTTATTCAAAGTACCACTTCGGATCGCGTTTTAAGCAGAGCTATTGAAATTGATAAGCTGTTAGAGGGAAGTAAATCATTTGTCTCTCATATTGTACACGATGAAGTTGTGATTGATTTTGATGATGAAGACCGGGATAAACTTCAAGAGATTAAAACCACCTTTGAAAAGGACGACTTCAAGGCTAACTTAAAAGCCGCAAAGAATTATTTTGATTTTGAAGAGTTGAAGATATGATATCAGTGATAGGGTTGGGAAATGCAGGAAGTCGTATTGCGCAGAAGTTTTCTTCAATGCCTCAGTATAATGTTTATTGTTTGAATAATACCGTGAAGCGATCATCTAAGTATAAGTTTAAATTGAAGAGCTATGAAACGCCAGAAGAATATGAAAAGAACATTCCTGACGTTAGAAAGTTTTTCAAAGAAGTCGATGATCGCATACAGTTTTTTGTGGTGGGAGCTTCCTTAAGTTCTAATTATGTTTTAGGAATTTTAGAGCAACTTAAAGAAAAGCAAATCGAGTTGATCTATATTAGGCCAGATGTAGAGCTATTGGCTGGTATTCCCAAGCTAATGGAAAATGCCACATTTGGGGTTCTCCAGGAGTATGCACGGTCTGGATTATTCAAAAGCATTGCTCTAATATCTAATTTAAAAATGGAAGAAATAATACAAAGCATTCCAGTTAAAGAATATTATGATACTCTTAATACTATGATTCAATCTACTGTGCATTACATAAACTATTTTGAGCACAACGAGCCAGAAATTGGCGTCATAGCGAAGCCATCAGAGATTTGTCGTGTCCAAACTTTTGGAGTTTTGGATATGCAAAAACTTGAAGAAAAATGGTTCTTTGACCTTGACATCGATAGGGAAGTGTGCTATTATTTGTGTATAAATAAAAAGAAATTAGAAACCGACGGAGGGTTGCATAGGAGAATGGTTAGAATCTTAAAAGAGAAACCTCATAATGCATTTAGAAAGCTTTCATATGGAATTTATGAAACCGAAACCGGTAAAGACTTTGGGTTCTGCGTTGCCCGTACTAACGTAGTGCAAAAAACTCTTGACAAGATAGTACAAGAGTGATACATTAGATATCAAGGAACGCTTGATATACTATAGTCATAACATTAAGGAGAAATAAAATATGACAATCGACATGGAGCTAATGCGCCGCAAGCTCGCAACATTGCGCGGCGAAAACACTGACAATGGGAACTCTCCCTGGTTTAAACCAGACGAGGGTGACACGGATATCCGCATCGTGCCTACAGGCGATGGCGATCCGTTGAAGGAAAAGTTCTTCCATTATAATGTAGGGAATCACAGAGGTGGCGTTATGTGTCCAAAGCGAAACTTTGGCGAAGAGTGTCCCATCTGTGAATTTGCTTCTTCGCTATGGCGCGAGGGAGTTGACAACAATGACGAGGAAAGCAAGAAGCTTGCCAAGTCTCTCTTCGTGAGGACTCGGTATTTCTCTCCGGTGGTCGTCCGCGGCCGCGAGGATGAAGGAATTAAGGTATACGGCTACGGTAAGACCGCATACGAATTGCTTCTGGGCTACATCCTTGATCCAGAATATGGTGATATCACAGATGCAACGGAGGGAACTGATATTACTTTAACGTACACCAAGCCTACTAAGCCTGGTGCCTACCCCCAGACGAGTCTCAAGATGCGTCGTAATACTTCATCCCTCCTAGGTGATGCCGAGGCGATTCCCGCTTTGCTTGATCACATGCCTGACTTTGACGGTCTTTTCGAACGTTTAAGTTCTGCACAAGTAGACGCAATCCTCGATGAACAACTTTCTAATGATGGTTCCGCGGAAAGTCGTTCATCTGAGACAGCCAAGTATGCTCCCTCCGATGGTAAAAACGAGGTTGATCGTGCTTTTAACGAACTAATGAGTGGCTAGTAATAAGTAGACTCTTGGGAGACCGAAAGGGCGCCTCGGTCTTAAATATAAGGCGCCCCCATTTTTTAAAAATTAAATACGAAAGTATAAAAGAGAGTCATAATGACAAAAACAAAAGATTTCCCTGTTTCAGCCGACGCTAAGGCAGTTTCTAGAACTATCGATACGCTAGCTCTCGGTTGCAAACCCGCATCCGTGGTGCGCGAATTGTTCCACAACTGTGCCGATGCTTTAATTCGAGGTGGAGTAAGTGCAGAAAACCCGGGTGAAATCCGAATTGCACGCGACACTGTATACCCCCTTAAAACAGTGTTTGCTAATAGCATCCCCGGAGATCCACTAACAGAAGAAATAGCTAAAACTTGCTTAGCTAGTATTGGCTCAACTGGTAATGATGAGCAAGAGAATTTTGGCATTGGTGCTAAAATTTCTTATTTGCCTCGCCATCCCGAAGGGTTGACCTATAGAAGCAAGACTGAAGGTGAACAGTTCACCTTCTACAAAAATCATGAGAACATCTATGCTCTAAAACAAGAAGAAACCGATGATGGTCCTACTATTTTTTGTGCATGTGATGACGATGAGTTTGCTTTTTCGGATTCCGAAACAGAAGTTGTTTTAATGGGCGCTTCGGTAGAAGTTGACACATGGATTGAAACCTGTACGATTACATCTAAGGCCGGCGAAGCGTCCGAAACGGGCTATTCGATTCGCGATTATTTAAATATGAGATATTGGGAATCTCCAGATCCCCACATCAATACTAAAGTTATGATTTATGAATCTGGAAAGGATCCTTTCCTAACTGCTGTCAGGTTTTTAAAATCCATTAAAGAATCAAGAAAACTTAACGGCACTCTTAAATTGAACAACGGAGTAAAGATTCATTACTTTACCACAAACTTCAAAAAAGGACAGAAGATGGGTACCCATGTAACTACAGGTTATTACGGGTATATCTATAATAATGAAATTTATTTTGAGACAGATATTGAACCAAGCGTCCGAAAACGTAGAATGCAAAATCTTGGCGTCATGACTCATCATAAGCAAGTTATGGTTTTGGTCGAGTTTCCGCCTACTATGAAGCTTCGCCCAACTGCCGACCGAACCCGTATCGTGGATTCCAATGGTACTGATGTTGAATATCTTCTAGTCTCTTACGCAGATTATTTTAAAGATAACATGCCCGAAGATCTGAAGGCTTGGATGCAGAGTTTGCACGATTGGCATCAGACCGATGTAGTCAAGGAGGCGTCCAAGTATTTTAAAAATAATTCTAATGTCATTAATCTTCCATCAGTCACATCCGGTACAGATGCTGAAGGGGATTCCTCTGACTCGGATAATGATAATACAGAAGGATCAAACGGCAAACCAGGTAACCCACCCCGGAAACGAAAGCGCAAAGCTTCTCGCGCTGGTACCAAGAGAGGAACAAACGGTGGCGCCCCAGAATTCATGATTGACAAAGACTCTGCAGAGGACGAGCCCTTAATATCGTTTCCTTTGCGCCCGTACATTGTTATGATTAATGTCAACAATCTAAGTTTTACATATTTTGCTAAAGACATCGCAGCTTCAGTTATCGAAGCCAATGATGAGTATGTTGAATTGGGATTGGCTGAACAATTTTACTTGCAAACTTGTGAATACTATGCTATGTTAAATAAGCTGTATGGTCAGAGTGAGTCTGATGATCGGATTGAGGAACGTATGGGTGCAGATAAGCTGGATGCCGTAGCTAATTATTCGGTCGCGAAGCAAGCGAAAGCTAGAATCCGCAGTAAGATTAGAACAGATGAAAAAACCGAACAACTAACGGCCTAATTAATGAAGACACCTCTGCGTTACCCTGGCGGTAAATCTCGCGCGGTTAAGACGCTGATGGAATTCATTCCCGAAGACTGTGGGGAGCTTTGCTCCCCCTTTCTTGGGGGTGGTTCGTTCGAGTTGGCGTTGGCCGAAAAGGGTATAACCGTCCATGGCTATGACGGGTTTAAACCTATTGTGTGGTTTTGGAAGGCTCTTTTAAAAGACCCTAAACGTTTAGCTGCTTGGGTTGATATGCATCGCCAGCGAAAGACATATCATTACAAAGCCCCGCGCGCCACTGAAATTAAAAAGATTCGCGCATGGGGATTATCCAAAAAGGATTTCGAAAGATTTAGGGAGGAGATTAGGTTTGCTCTTCGTGAGAACCATTCCTTTACACTTGAAGCGGCCGCCAAAGTTTATGCTATTAATCGGAGCAGTTTTTCGGGAGCTACCTTTGGCGGTGGTTTTTCGGAAAGAGCTTCTTATGCTCGTTTTACTGACCATCAAATAGAATATATCCGAAACTTTAAGATTGATAACCTTACTGTAAAACATGCAGACTTTAAAGCTTCCATGAGGAAGCATGATTGTTGTTTTTATCTTGACCCTCCCTACTTTTTCGAGGGGGCGAAAAGTAAACTATATGGCGACGAAGGTGATATGCATCAATGCTTTCCTCATCTTTCTTTATTCTCGACGTTGCGCGAAAGAGACAATTGGATCTTATCTTACAATGATTGCGAAGAGATTAGATCTTTATATCGAGACTACAAAATTCATGAAGCATCCTGGGCTTATGGGATGAACAATTCAAAGAAATCCTCAGAAATTATCATTACTAACTTGACAAACGGACCCAATTGAGATACTATAATAAGAGAATGCACAATAAATGGAACCAAGTATTAGGACACATCGACTGTGGTGGTTACTACAGCGAGAATCCTTGTCGATCCACAACGTGCAATCTAAAGCACGATTTTTGTGCGAGACACCAACAACTTTTACAGCCACAGGGAGGAATTGATGGCAAGAAAAGCACAAGCGCAAGCAAAAGCAGGCCGCGTAGCAATACAAGACCTAATGAAACTGGTCAACAAAAAGGCCGGACGCAACGTTGCGCATAATTTAACAGGAGATAATCCTACAGCAGTCAAGGAATGGATTCCTACTGGCTCACGATGGCTTGACTCCATTGTACGCAAAGGAGAGATGGGCGGCATTCCTGTAGGAAAAGTCACAGAAATTGCAGGCTTGGAATCTACAGGCAAGTCATACATGGCAGCACAAATCGCTGCAAACGCTCAGAAACAGGGCAAGCTTGTAATATATTTTGACTCCGAGTCAGCCATCGACCCACTTTTTCTAGAGCGTACAGGGTGCGACCTAGACCGTTTAATGTACATCCAGGCAGCTTCTGTCGAGTTTGTCTTAGAGACAATCGAAGAGTTGCTGGGCGCAACCGAAGAGCAGCTAGTATTTATCTGGGACTCTCTCGCATTCACTCCGTCTGTCTCAGACGTAGAGGGCGATTTCAATCCGCAATCTTCGATGGCAGTGAAAGCGCGCATCCTTGCAAAGGGAATGTCAAAGCTTGTCATCCCTATTGCCGACACGCAAGCAACACTTATTGTTCTCAATCAATTAAAAACAAACATCCCTCAAGGCCCCAACGCTCGGATCGTTGCAATGACGACGCCCTACACCAC